CGATGTGTGGTGCCAGTGGGACGAAGTGGCGTCCGTTCTGCCGGGGCTGCTGGAGAGCGGTGCCGTTGAAGAGATCACGCGGGAGCAATACCTCGCCGCTCTGCCCACTGACCCGCGACCATAAATCACTTACTCTACGGACGCTCCCGATGAGCCCGATGAACAACAGGTTATTGGTTCCACGCAAAGTACCGGGTCTATTGGACCTAGTGCCGGGAGCCGCAGCCGCATACTCGCTTCGCAGCCTGAGCCGGTCCTACGCTGACCCTGTTGTCACAGTACGTCGCAGCAGCGACGACGCGGAGGAAGACTTCACGGCAAGCGAGGTTGCCGATGGGACGCTGGCTGCGTTCTGCGGTGCGGGCGATGGGTTTGTTAAGCAATGGTGGGATCAGAGCGGCAATGCAAACCATGCGAGCCAGACGACCCCTGGCTATCAGCCGAAGATCGTCAGCAGCGGCGTTGTGATTCTGGAAGAGGGCAAGCCAGCGATTCAGTTTGATGGCAGCGACGACAGTCTAGACGCAAACGCACTGGCCTCCACATTCTCTGGGGTTGATAAGCCTATTTCTGCTGCAACTCTTTTTAAGTGCGCGACAGGCGTAAGTTACCCAACGGTTTTTTCTTTTGGCAACTCTGCGGTCACTGTTCAATATCTGATTTTGCGCTCTGGGCTTGGAGTGGTTGAAGTGGCCGTAAGAGATAATGCCTTCTCAGGAATACTGTCATCTGGTGGAGACGCTTTATCGCAGAACATCGCATTCTTTTTTTCAAACATGGATACAGTTGCCCTGCGAGTAAACGGAATTGCTACTGATGAAGACTCTGCGTCATTAGGGACAGTCACGCTAAATGTTTTTTCAATCGGTTGTTTTGTAAGGACAACGAAATCGCAGTTTTTCCAGGGCACTATCCAAGAACTTGTTATCTACCCAGCCAACATCACCGCACAAGCGGAGTTGGTGGAAGGCAACACTGCCTGGAGTTATAGCGTATGAGCCTCGCCGCCAAACTTCCCTGGACCCACCGTTTTGCGGGCGGCTACGGCGGCATCGGTTCGCAGCCTTTGCCCACGGATGCTGATGCCATCGACTACCTGTCACGCATGGCAACCGCTGACGGTGCAGGCGTTGAGACGGGCGTTGCCACAGCCGTAGATGCGTTCTTTAGAGACACAAAGGCCGCAGGCGTGTTCGACGCTCTAAAGGCGTGCTGCATACTCGCAGGGGCTCGCACGCTCGCTGGGGCGTTGGTGCCTGTTGTTGGTGATGCCCCGGCGAACGTCGCTGATGGATTTGTTGAGGGCGACTTCAGCCGAACCGCTGGGCTCACAGGGGATGGGTCAACGACGTATCTGGATAGCGGGCGGGCTGACGACGAAGACCCGCAAAACGACAGGCATCTGGCTGTGTACGTCACTGGTGGCACAACAGTCAACAGGCACTTTATAGGAAACTTCTCAACGACCCCTGTTTTTTCTATGAGCGCGGTGTATTGGGGCTTGACCTCAAATATCCGCTCTATTATGTCAGGGAACTCTACGCTTGAAACTACCGGCACATACGGCGGTTCCACTGCGACTTTTGCAGGCGCAGTACGCACGGGAGCAACAGCCGCTGAGTTGCGTGCGTTAGGCGAGACAGACACAGACAATTCTGCGTCTACTGGTCGCAACACAATTAATAACTATGTCTTTGCACGCAATGACGCTGGCACTGCGAATGTCTATTCTGATGCAACCCTGGCCTTCTACTCCATCGGAACCTCGCTCTCGCTGGAAGACCTAGACACCGCCGTTACCAACCTCATCAACCGTCTGAAGTTCGCCCTCCTCGTTGGCGAGAATCCAAGCGGCTTGGACCCTGACACCATCGACTACATTGTGCGCGGCTACGAAGCAGGAGGATCACTGGAATGACCCTAAAGGCGCGCATTAGAGCCATAGACCGCTTCGTAAAGGGTCTGAAAGAGGACCTGATATATACCGACCTGCAAGCAGCGTGCGTGATGGCTGGCTGGGACTCTCTGGCTGGTGCGCTTACGCCATTGAAGGGAACTGCGCCGACGAATACTGGGTTCCTTGATGCGGACCTTGACCGTGGCATCGGGTTGAAGGGCAACGGAAGCAGCAAGTACCTAGACAGCAACCGGGGAAGCAATGCTGACGGGCAGAATGACTTCCATCACTCCTTGTATGTAAGCAATGCTAATAGCGGTAACTTTTACTACATGGGGCAGGACACTGGAGGGTCTACGGGGGCCACGGCAGTGTTTAGGTCTGGCAGTGCATTGGGGTATCGAAACAGAAGCAGTGGCTTTGATGCCATTGGGCTAAGTGCTAAAGGATTTTTAGGTCAAACCCGTGCATCGTCCAGCGAGTATTCCGTCAGGTCAAATGCCACATCAACGACTCAATCAAGGGCATCACAGTCACCTGCGGCAGTAGATGTAGCCGTCTATGCTGGCTCCGTTGGATTCGCAACAGCCATGTCAGACGCCACTCTCTCGTTCTACAGCATTGGCTCTGCCACCGACCTCGCCCTCCTAGACGCCCGCGTCTCAACGCTGATGGCTGACCTGCGAGCCATCGAAGAGGTTGGCTTTGATAGGGACGCCATCGGATATTTGCGTGCCGTAGAGGAGGCCGATGGGGCTTTCCTTGAAACCTCAGTGAAGATCGCCGTCAACAATCTGGTGAGCGGGCTGAAGGCCGATGGCCTCTGGGATGCCATTGGCTCTAGTTGTTTACTCTGCGGACCTAGAACGCTGGCCGGGGCATTGGTGCCGCTGCGAGGGGATGCGCCAACGGGGGTTGGCTTTGTCTCTGGTGATTATTACAGAGACACGGGGTTGAAAGGCGATGGCACTTCGTATCTGGACAGCAACAGGGCGAACAATGCGGACCCGCGGAACGACTTTCATATCTCTGCCTACGCAACTGCGGGGGCGACTGGCGCGACCTACTTTCTTGGCGCGCAGCATGCAACGTCATCATATAAGGGTATTGGCTACGCAATCTGGAGCAGGTCTGCTGGAGCGACAGCATCTTCTGTTCCTTCGTCAACCGGGCTTTATGCAGTCACAAGGGATTCTGACTCGGCAATCAAGTACATCAAGCCACCGTCCGGCGTTGTGTCCACAAGCATTGCGTCAGTTGCCGCAGCGCCATACGCAACGAATGATTATGCCTTCGCTCTTTCCGATAGCGCCGGAAGTCCGATTGGCATCACAGACGCCAAACTCGCCTTCTACTCCATCGGCACATCCTTAGACCTCGCCAAACTGGACAGCCACATCAGTTCCTACGTCACCGCCATCGGAGCAGCCATCTAATGCCTGACATCGACGACCCAGTACCACTTCCAGAGAACCCCTCCACGGTCGCAGACCTGCTGCCGCATTTGCCAGTGCCGTATGAATACGCTCGCCAGTATGCGTGCGTGTTCTCTGCTGAGTTGGCTGACCGCTTAGTAGAAGTGCAGGCTGCCAATCCAGAACAATTCAGGGTGACGCCGCTGGCTATGACTGATGGTCGCTACCTCATCAGGGGAGCGATCTTATCAGAGGTGCCCGGAGGTCTGTATGGCGGCAACTTCGCCCGCCTGGATGCGTCACGCTTCGATGAGATCAGCCTCGTCCCGTGGGCCGATGCGGTGGCCCTGCTGCCGCAGCCTGACCCAATAGAGCCTTAAGAAATAAGCGGCACTTTTCATTAAGGAACAGCCGTAGATTGACCGTTTCGGGCGATAGGGAAACCCCCATGAACTACATCACCGCAGAGTCTCGCACCGGGTATGACCGGCGATATGAAGACAAGGTTTTCGCCGCTGACACTCGCTGTATCGAGATGGTTGACTTCGTGGGCACTGGCGACCAGCACGGCGTTTACTTCTGCCGTGCCGAGTCTTTCTATCGCTGCTTCGCCAACGCCACGTTTAATGGCCCCTGCATCGTTGAGATCGGTGAGTTTCCTGCCGAAGAGTATGACGAGCGAGGTGAAGCAATCACCGACACGCGAATCAACATGGCGGCAGCGTTTCGCAACAGCGACCTACAAATCTTGCCGCATGGATGCAGCAGGTATTTGATCGACAAAACGAACAACATGTTTGAGGGTTGCCGGTCGCTTCGCTCTTGGTCACCGGCAGAGATGATCGCTGCGGGGATCGCGGGTGTAGATGATCCGCAAGCACCCCGCATCCTCAAGTCAACCGGCATCGCACAGCACGCTTTCTTGTTCAATCTCGCACCTACCTCGATGCGGCGAATGTTCGCGGGCTGCACGGCCTACGATGGCAAGGCAGTCAACGTCATCAGTTGGTCGCGGCTTCAGGGAGAGCGAGCAGCCGAAGGCTTTGCTGCTGGATGCCGGTTTGCTCCGCATTTCCTTGACGCGATCATCGCGAGCCTGCACCGCGAGTTCTTCGTGCTTCGCACCGTCACGACACCGCTGGTCAACGTCGATCTCGGTGCTGGCAGGGTAACAGGGCAGACAGCACAGCAGGCAGCGGACTTGATTGATGCAGGAATCCAGTTGACAGGTTTTGAGATAGCCTAGCCGCTGCGATAC